GAAGCAGATGTCGCAGCGTTGGTTGCACTTGTAGCGGCTTCCAGCGCCTTTGTTGTAATAACTGATACGGAAGCGTCTTGCTCGTTAGAGCCAGCACCACCTAGACCACGATAAATAGCCATGTTTTCTCCTTGTTAATCTCTTGGTGAAGGACTCTAACCAAAGCCCTTTAACAAAAGAGGGAGACTCCCTAAGAAGTCCCCCATCAACCTAATTAGGCTGTCATTGCGATTGCAACAGCAGCTTCATCACGCAACTCTTTTACGCCATACAGCATATCAGAGGTGAACAATGTACCCAAGTACTCTTGCTTGTACTGAGTCTGTGAGCGAACGCCCATTTGCTCAGCCAACACAAAAGCGTCCTTGTGGAACATCATACCGATACGAGCGTCACCAGTGGCAGTCTCGCAGTTGGTAGAGACATAAACCTTCACGCCGTAGACGTTACCGATTTCGCCGTTGCGGATAGTGTTACCACCACCAACGTCACCAACGAAAGCCTGCTCAGTGAAACGAGCCAAGCCCATCATCACGTTACGAGCGACAGGAGGCAACACCAACACGCGACCGTCCATAGGAACGTCTGCATCGTCCAAAGTCTGAATAACTTTGCGGATACCAGCGTCAGTGATAGCGGCTTCGTTGCCACCAGTGTACAGGGTAGAACCGTCAGAAGCGATAACAGCCTTGTTGTAAGCAACAGTACCGTCACCACCTTGAGCGCCACGACCCAATTGCAACAGGTCGGTGTCAACTTGCTTAGCCAAAGCGTAGCCAGCGTCACCAGTGTAGAATTTACGCAGTGATGCCAAAGCCTGAACTTCGGTGATGTCTTCAATCAAGCGGCTATATTCATAGTGCTTGTTAACCAACACTTGAACTTCTGACTCAGTGGCAGCTTGCAACGTAACTTGGTTAGAAGCAGCTTTCAAAGAGGCAGCGCCACGAGTGGGCTTAGGGATGTGCAATGTGTCGCCCTTTTTGCCCTTGAAGGACATCTTAGAGACGAGGTTTGCCATAACGAGGTTTTGTTTGTAGGCTGCGATGATTTCGTCAGACCACAATTCAGGGATAAACGTTGCACCAGTTGTGTTGGTGACGTGATTAGTTCCGAGTGCCATTATAAATTACCTTTCAGAATGATTATTTGACCCGACCTTCCGAATAAGCTTGCATGATTTCATCAGAAAGCTGTTGGTATCGGTCAGGATTAGTACGCATGAGTTCGATGATGTCGGCTCTGCGATAGGTTTTCTTTGAGGCTGTCTCACCACTCCCTTTGGTGGAACCAGTGGATGCAGATTTGACAGCTTGCTTACGCTGTACTTTCTCAACGGCTACTGATTGGTCTACTACTTGTTTTCGTTCTTTCCAAGTAGAGATTAATTCATTCGCTGCGTCAAAATCGTAGTTGCGATCTGCTCGACTAAATAGCTCTTGACGTACCTTACTCTTACTAACCCATTCAGCGAAGCTACCGTCATTGACGACTTCAGTAAAATCAGGGTGAGCAGATTTCAGGTTAGCTAACGCTTCAGCCTTCTTCATTTGCGCTGACAGTTGTTCTGCCTCGCGCACCTTTGGATGCTTCTCGATAGCTCGTGCAATAGCTTTGTCAGGGTCGGTAAAGAAGTCTACCTCTTCCTCGACTTCTGGGGCTTGTTGTTTTTGTGTGACGGTTTGGGCTTTTACAAAGTCATCTACAATTCGTCGAAGTTCCCCGACTTCACTCCCTTGCTTGCCAATTGCGCGTTCGGCTTCTTGATGCATACGAACAATGTCTTTAACAGATTTGTTCTTATACTTCTCAGGAATGTCATCTTCGTCGTCTTGTTCAGGCTCCTCTGTGGGGTTATCCTGTCCTTCTTCATCCTCGATAGATGAAAACTCTTCTTCGTCTTGTGGCTCTTCGTAGCCTTCGTCAATAAATGTTGCCATTAAACTCTCCGTGCTAAATAAGCATTGTGGAATATAATTATGTGCTTATGCTTAATCTAAAGCGGCACTCTTTCTTTCCTGCGCCATCTTCTCGTTTCGCTTGCGCTCCCATTGCATTGCTGCTCCAGGAAAGTCCCCGGTCACGCCCTCAAGTTTGACCATCGGCTTGCTAACGATACGAATAGCAGGTTGACCACACACCTTACAATTGGTTGTTCTTAATTCAGAATCAATGTAAGCTTCTGTGAGGTGGTCATCTCCGCAGATAAACTCATAGATACGCTTAGGCATTAACTTCCCTCTCAAAGTCCTCGTAGCTGTTTTTAATCGCTGACTCGTAAGAGAGAACTCGCTGTACCGCTTCTATTTGTCCTCTACGGAACCAGAATTGCTTTTCATCTGGGATGGTAGTAATGTCCTGAAGAATTTCCATATTGTCGGAGATGTCTTCGATATATTGCTTCCACCCTTTCGAGGCAAACAAATCTAGTAATGTTTCGTAATAATCTTGTAGTTCCTTGTCCATCTCTTTATCCTTTCATGTTGTGGAGAGATGTTGCAATTATACCACACTTTCATCAATTTGTCAAGTGTTTTGTTTCTTATTTTGCATCTGCATTACTGCAATACGCTCATTGCTTACAATGTCTTTCTCTTTCAACATTAACTCAGCAATCTTAGCCCGTTTAGCAAATTCATTCTCATCTGCACTACCTTCTTGCAAGTTAGTAGACAAAGCGGCTGCCAATTTAGCTTGAACAACTTGTGGCTCCAATTCGCTCTCGACTGAATACTTCTGGGCACGGGCTTGTGCTTCCATAGTTTGAGCCTGTAGCAACTTTACTTGAGCTTGTAGTTGTGCCATCTGCAACTGAATCTGTTGTTGTTGCATTTGTTGCTGTTCTGGGTTAGGCTGAGCAGCTTGTTGCATTTGAGCGATAATTTCTTCGCGGTTTGATAAGCCCATGTTATCCACAACGGCTGAAACCAGCATTGGGTACATCGGACTGTCTTGACCAAGCGTTTGCAACAGTTGTACAAGTTGTGTCACCTCATACTCACGGGCAATAACACCCAAAGAGGAGGAAGGTACAAACTTATAATCAGACACTGGATAATGCTCAGGATCAAACTGCATATAGCGCCATGCTGTCTTCTCAATCATTGGGATTAGGAAGTTCTCTTGGAAGTTAATCAGCGTACGCTTGTGGCGTTTGATGATTGCTCCCATTGACATAGAGACAGCACCAGCGGCAGCGTCACCATTGATAGTGCCGGGGATACCAGCAGCGTCAATCGCGCCTGTCGCCATCTGAACCATCTTCTGCAACTCACCAGCCTGAGCAAAGGTCACCTGATCGAGGTTACCAAACTTGAAAGGCTGTAGAATTTCAGCAGGGTTGCCGTTAGTAAGAATTGTTTTGCCCGGACGAATCTCAAGCTTAGCCCTACGAGGCATACGAGAGGCATCCATAGCCATCATTGGGTGTACAGTGAGTGCTAGTGCATCAATACGAGCGCGTAACTCAGCATCGAGCGCCTTCTGGCTGTTATAACCTTTCTCACAGATACCACGACCCCAGAAACGTGATGGAACTACATCCCACGGGAACGCCACAACAGGGCGGTCTTGCATCATGTAGGGGTTTTCTTCAATTTTGAGTAGTTGACCACCATTGGCGATGACAACAATCACCTCGATGTAGCCTTCTTCCTCTGATTCGTCTTCGTCCTCTTCAGGCTTGATGGTTTTAGACAACTCATCGTCTTCAATATCTTCCATAATGGCATCGTTATAGAGATGCCTAGGGATAAGCCCGTAGTATTTGGTTAATCGGACTTTATCTTCGTCAAACGATGTAAGCTCTTTGTCAGCTTCAATGTCTGTATCAGTATCGGCACACTCAATATCAACATCACGATAGATACCATTTTGAATTCCAATCTCTACTTGGTGTTTGGGGACAAATTCGTCGATAGCCACGCCCAAAGCATCCTCAATAGAGGTAGCAACAGGGTCAATTAAGAAGTTCTGAGGCAGAATGGGTCGCAACTTGACAACCACACGGTCTGCAATGTTAACACCAACCGCTTGCATAGCACCATCCATGATGGGCTGAGTAGCTGGCTTCATCTCTTTGACCTCTTCCAACACCAACTCGCCTACAGCAGTACCGTAGACAGCGGCATTCAAAATACACTCAGCAACAGCCTTGCGTGTCTTGGTGAATTGGAAGTCTTCAGACAGTTGTTCGCGCAAATAGGCTACATCTTTTGTGTTTTGGTCATTTCGGTCATCGCGGATGTCAAACCACTTACCACGACCAAAGGTAGCTTCTTCCACCTCAGCGACAGAACTCTCAACTGCTTGTTGCAAAGCAGGACTGATCAGACGAGAACGCTCTGATTCACGAGTTTTATCCTCAGAAGACCAGATCCCTCGCCATAAGCGGTAGTATTCGTCAAACTTTTGCTCGTAGTTTGCACTGTAGTGGTCACGCCATTGCTCCACTTTGTCCATAACCCACGCTTCGACCTTCTGGTCTGGTGATTTCTTTTCGTAATCTTCCATCTTTGTTCCTTATTTTAGAAATGGATTATCAAAAGGATTTTCATTTAAGTCAACGAAATCTATTTTAGGTGTTGCTAGATCACGAAGTCTAGGTAAGTCAGCAACATTATTAGCACTATTAAGAGCTTTGACTTCATCGTCGCCTAAAATTCTGTTGACTTTCATTTCTCCTCCAATAATCCAGTTTCCTGTCATGTTAGAGTTTGTTTTATACCGATAATGCCCACCAAAAGGAACCTGATCTGTAATGTGTGCCGTTCTAGGGTTGATCTTTCCTGCTTTTGTCTTTTGTGCGCGTTTCATAGCTTCTTCTTGCCAAGGAACATCTGCGCCCATTTCAACCTCAGCCCATACTTGGTTATCTTCCCTTACGTTTGGTTTTTTACCCTTTCCTAACTTAACTTTTTCAAGTGTATTAGGGTCGTATGAGCCACCAATGTGAGTAGCAATAGGCAAGTCACCAGCGTGCCACCCAGGTCGATATGCTAAATCACCAAGAGAAGATTTTACTTTTCCTGTTTTTGTGTTCAAATCGCCTGCTTTTGCTGATAACCATTCACCAATAGGAACTGGCGTTTTAGCGTCAACAAACAAAGGGTAAAGTTGGTTATCCTTTCCAACCCTAAATAGCTTGTATGCTTTAACTGTATTTTTAGGCGCTTCTGCAAGAGGTGCATTAGGGAACTTTAGAGCATCCCCAACTTCATCAATAAATTTAGGAGCCTCATCTTGTCCTAAAGTCTGTAGCAACTCTTTTTTACCGACTTTTTTTATGATCCCACCCAAAGGAGGAATAAAAGGTAAAAAGCCAATAGCATTTAAAGCCGCTTCACCATACTCATTCTTTGACAAAGACTCAGCAACATCTTTAAACGCCATAACGTCACCAAAGCCTGGGGTGAGGTCAACAGCCATTTTCATATATGGTTCAGCTCCAGAAGCAACGACAGGCGTATCTTGTTTCTGTCCATAAAAAAATGATTGTTCTGGGTCTGAAAACATACCATTCATGTTAGTATCCTGAAATTGTGTCTAGGTACTCGTACTCTTCTTCTTCAAAGTCCAACACGTAAGCTACTTTGGCAAGTTGCTCGATGTAAGACAGCGCATCAGGTAAGTCGTCGTGTACTAGCTTGTTTGGAAATTGAAATAACTGGTCTAGGAACTCTGCGTTCCAATCACCTTTGTTGAGGGTTACATATCCATTCTCAAAACGCCCTTGTAGCGCCCAGACAACCCTATCTGTCTTCTTTTTGTTACCGTGTGTTAGCTCATCAACCCTAAAGAAGGTTTGAGTACGCTTCATAATGTCACTGATGTAGGGCATAACAGCCTGACGCGCGATACCTTTCTCGATACCGACCGCTATAGGCTCATACTTTTTGACAGCATCGAAGATTTTCTTGGCTGTTTCTTTAACATCCCATCTACCGTAGATAATTTCAGCGACCCACCAACCCTTTTCGTTGGCTTTAACCACGGCAATAGCTGTGTTGTCGAGGCGGGAGTTCTTAACACCCTTACTGCCCTCTTCCTCAAAACCAGCTAAGTCAACTGCAATGTAGAAGTCACCCTGTTCAGGCTCTTCCTCATCAAACTTTATCCAATCTTCTTTGAACAACTCGCCTCCAGCAGCCTCAAAGGATGCCATAAATTCCTGCCTGAAGCTGAATGAGGACATACTTTTCTTAGCTGCCTCAATTTCTTTAGGGTCAAGTAGCGGATTGTCGAATGAAGTGAAGTGAAAAGACTTGAACGTCTCATCTTCGCCTTTAAAACCGTATTGATATAAATCGTAGAAGTGGTTACGTCCCATAGGCGTACCAATAAACATAGCCCGACCTTTTAAGTCAGCCAGTGCAGGGCGAAGGATTTGCTCCCACACCTCTGGTTTCATGTCTGCATACTCATCCAGAACAAGAAACTTAAGGCTAACACCACGCATAGTCTCGGGTCGGTCAGCCCCCTTGAGGCTAATTGTCGCACCATTGATAAGCTTAATCTGCAAGTTGTTAATATGGCTACCTGTAATGACAGGGTGACCAACTTCCAACAATACTTGCCACATAATATCACGAGCCTGACCTTGTGTAGGAGCGACATAAAACACATGACCTCTCTGGCTTTGTAACGCCTCAACTAGCAGTCGATATGCAGCAAGCCTACTTTTTCCTGTTCGTCGTCCAGCAGCTACAACGTGAAAGCGAGTGGTGTCAGCCCAAACTGTCTTTTGCCACGGTAGTAGCTCAATCTTCAAATCACTCATACGCATCCTGCCTTGTCACTGGGTAACAAGCAGCATTGAGCTTTTCC